AAAGGCAATCTCAATTTTGACTTCCCCGGTATCAATATTGACAAGGCGGCGTATCGGCATGATCGGATGGGAACAAACCAAAATGACCCCAAACATGCCCCACGTCGTAATGCCATCATCGCCGCAACTGTACCCGCCGCATTTGAGCGCAATCGGTTGATCGGTGAAATCCGTCACGTCTGATGTTGGATCAGAACGCCCTTTCTGAACCGACTTCAAATACTTTTCCCACAGCTTTTTGAAATTGGAAACACCTTTTTCCTTGGCTGCAATCGTGACGCGCTCGACCATCTGCTGCATTTTGAGCGGATCGTCCTTGATCTGATACAGCCATTTGTACGGCGCGTTCGTTTCAAGAAAATCAGATTGCTCCCAAACGGGTATTAGGGCTGTGCTCTTTGTGTCGTCTGGCATATGGCATCCTCTTTCTTCGGGCGGTATAAGCTATTTGCGTCCGGCTGGCGGCGTTTTTAGCAACGCCTCAATCGCATACATTCCTTGGCTTCGGTTTGCTTTGTTTTTAGTCATTCGCGTTGCGATGACAGCCATACGACCGTTAAAATCGAACGGCTCGGAACATAGCTTAAGCGGCGTTTTATCTTCCCTGTAATACGCCGTTGCTCCGCGCTGCATCCACTCATAACCCTTCACTGGCGGCCCTCCTTTCATACTCCATCCGCTCGTACTGATCTTTCGCGGCTGGAAGTTCCTCCATAGCATAGCACCATTGCGGCGAAAACACCGGATTGGTTCTGGTCGGTCGGTACTGGTCGGCCAGATTGAGCAGGAGCAGATACCGACGCTCTGTAGCGTCCAAAATGGCCTCTATTTCGCGTTTTTTTTCTGCCCTTGCATCTGCCTGTCTTTTGCGCTCTGACGCAACCTGACGCGCCCTATCGCGTTCTGCGCTGGATAATTTATGGTCGAGCGGCAAGTTCAGCGCAAAATCGTCATTGAGCTGCCGAACCGCTTCGGGGAAAGTCTGATTGTTCAGCTTCATCACGAGATCAATAACCGTGCCGCCCTGGTGACAACCGAAACAGTGGAATCCCCTGTCGCCCTCGTACAACTTCATGCTGGGTGTCTTTTCGCCATGGAACGGGCAGCATACAAATCCGTGGCGAGAAACAACAAGGCCGTACCTGACCGCAACGTCGCGGGCCGTGACGCTGCTTTTGATCGCGTCGAGAAGCTCAGGCGGGATCATTTCTTAATCACAATCCCAAGCAGTTCGCATACAGTCTGCCCTGTGCGCCGTTTCTCACAGAACATCCACTCAACGCCGTATTTGTCCCGGATCGTACACATCCGCTTGTACAAACCCTCGCCGGATAATGCATAAGGTGACTTTTTCAGGCGCGGATTGACCCAGCCTTTCACATCGTCCAAGGTTTTTACGCCGTGGCCGTGTTCGACCAGGATAATCATTCTTATGCCGGCCTGTTGCGCCCGGAGCAGCTCGGCGCGGAATCGTTCGTGCTGTTGGCAAAGATTGGAGCAAACTTCACTGAGGTGCTGTTTCCGGTCGATTGCAAGAGATTGGTTATCAAGGCGGGCATAGTCCCCGACGTACAACTTTGACCGGATATTCGCTATCCCGTGATGGTTCATGTAGTCCGTTACGTGGTTTTTCTGCTCGCGGGTATCCACCATGATAACCTTGCTCTTGTCGATCATTTGCTTTCCTCCATGGGGCGGTTCCAGCAGACAGAACAGTCAGTTATATCATGCATACAAATAAATGCCGATGGTGTCTTGGCCTTGCCTTCCGGATATATTTTGCGTATGCATATTGCTGGACATCCTGTAAACGGGTGCTTTTCGGCATCAGGGAACTTCTCGAAGAAGTCCTGCGCGTAGGTTTTCACGGGGTGGGCGGCATCCCATGCGTCGAGTTCGCTTAGAAAAGCGTTTATTCCTTTTCCGGTCGTTATGACCTCATCACCAATTTTTTCGAGAATGCGAACAGCGGTATAATCGTTGTCACTTTGCTTGTTCATCCGTTCTAGTATCGCATCGTAATCCTTTCCCATTTAGAAATCCCCCAGCACAGTCGCCACGGTCAAAGTCTTAGTAGTTTTACACCAGTCGCATTCCTCACAGCGCGTTGGCTCGATCTTACCGGCCTTTACTTCCGCGTATCGGTCAATGTTCTCCATGCCGATTTCAAACGCCGCGTCAAGTTCGCTCTGCCGGATGCTGAACAGCCCGATATCCGGCACCGTTTCTTTCGTCGCGCCAAGAATGTAGCAGGGCGGGGTTGTGCCGTCGCGCTCAAGAATCAAGCGCTGATAGATCGCCATGGAAAGATCATAGCCCCACGCTTCGACAAACGTGACGCGCCCCATACCTTCCTTGTAGATCGGCTGGAAATCGCGCATCACTTTTAGATCCACGATTGCGCTTGACTGGAAAAGCAGCCCGTCCATTTTCGGATAGAACTTGCTGATAGCGTCGCACAGGTTCGCGTCCAGAAGCATATCCAACATGCCCCTGAACGGCTGGCCGCAAAGCGTTCCGGTTACGATCACCTGATTCATGCTGTTCAGCATCATCATGGCCAGATCGTCGCGTTCGAGACGGGCGATAATATCGTTTGCTTTCAGGTATTCGCTCCGCAGGGTTCCGGTTCGGGTATAAATGTCCGGGTGTTGCGCCTTGAACAGGTCGAGCGTGCGGGAGAAATGCGCGTCAACATAGCTGCCAACCAACATTGACGGGGTTTCCTCTCGCTGCCATTCTCCGCGCAGCTCTGCCATGGTACGCGCCTCGCAGTCCTGAAACGATTTGAGTTGGCTGGCGCTGAAATACGCGAGATTGGCTTCTGGACTGTGGTAGTTTTCGGGCGTCAGAATCAGATTGCTCATGTTCACTCTCCCAAATATGTTACGGTCAGTTCATCCTCATTCGTAGTACGCGAACTGATAAACTGTAACCCCTTTTCGCGGCAACGGTCGTACAGTTTCTTGCGGTTATCGTCGGACAGCTTCTCGGCGCCGTCAATCAGAATGATTTGCAGGCTGTTCGGTTTGGCAAGCGCAACCTCAACGCACAGATCCAGTTTTTCCCCGTCGGACAGGTTTGACACGGGCAGCCCATTGATAAGCGGTCGACCGTCCTCAACCGTCAGACCGGGGATAGGCAGTTTCGCCGTTTCAAGAATGGTGCCGGGAAGCGAACGGGCAAGCTCAATCTTTCGGGTCAGTTCTTCGCTGTCCGCAACCAGCCCGTCAAGTTCGGTCTGCATGGTTCTCATACGGGCGTACTCGCGCAGGTGCTTTTTCATCGCTTCGGCCTGCGTGACTTCGTTTTGCAGCTCGGTCGTGTCGTACAGTTTTTGATTCGCAGTTTCCTTCGCATCGCTGGCGGAGGATTTCAACGCAGCGATTGCTCCGTCGCGCTGGGCTTCAAGGACTTTTCGCTTGTCTGCAAGTTTATCCGCAAGCCCTTCCAGGCGTTCTTTTTCGGCCTTGATCTCGGCTTCCATGCGGGCGATGTTCTGCTGGATGGAGCTTTTTTCGCTCGCAATAGCGCGTTCTGCCGCCGCCATGCCGCCCTCAAAGTCCGCCACGATTGCCCGCAACTTACCTTGCTCGGTTTCGATGATTGCCTTTGCCCGTTCGACGGCGCGGTTGTGCTCGTTTTTCTTCTCGATCTCGCGGTACACGGCGCCGACATCGTATTCCTCCCATTTTTTCGCGTCATAACTGGCCGGGATATCCTTGGCAATATCGTCAATCGATGCCTTTTTGAACCGGATATCGCGGTTGATATCCTGACGTGACATGAAATACTCGCCGTTCTCAGCCTGGATATCATTCAGAACTTGGAGGATATTCTGTTCATAATCCACGCCGGGCGGAACCTCGCCGAATTGTTTCTTAATCCAGTCCATATCCCATGGAAACTCGATCATGTCCAAGATTAAACGGTTCTGCTCGGCTTTTGGCATGTGAATAAACGCGACCGGGTCAAGTTGGAGCGGGGTAAAGATTGAACGCAGGAACGTCTCCGCGCTGCCAACTTCGCGCCCGTTATCTTTGACCGACTTGTAATCGGCCTGTTCCAACCGTTTCTTGCGCTGAATCCGCAGGGCAGAACCGGCTTCAATGATAATCTCGCCCTCTTTCTCGCCCTGCTTGATGATGAAATCCCGCTCGGACGAGTTTTCCAGCGCGTATCTGATGGCATCCAGAACAGACGATTTGCCGGTGCCGTTCTTGCCGGTCAGCTCAACGCTGCGCCCGTCAAGCTCCTGTTCGGCAATACCAAACAAATTTTTGATGGTTATTTTGGTAGTTTTCACCTAAATTCCTCCTGATTTTCCGGTTGTTCGGCTGCATCGTCGGCCTGATTTGGTTCGTCTTTCTTCGCCTTGCGCTTGGTCGCACAGTCCATACAAAGCGGTACGCCATAACGGTCTTTCGCGCCTTTCGCAATGATGGCCGCCTTGTACCCGTCCTGATCTTTGATCTGCTTACCGCAATCAGCGCACGCCGGCAGCTCTGCCGGTTTTGCCTGAGCGACAGGTTTGCCCTTGACCCTGACGGCGTCCGTTACCTCGCCGAATGCTTTGATCTTCTGTGTATGCAGGGCGATTCGTTTCCCCGCCCAATCTTCTACGTTCGGAGAGCCGACCAACTTCGAGATCATCTTCCCGTTGGTGCTGTTCAAAACAAGCGGCTTGACATTTTCTTTGAAATACACGACCGGGCAATCGTCTTTTTTCCCCTCGGCCCCGTCTATGATTTCGCCTGAAACGTGGTCTATCGTGAGAATCTTTTCTTCGCCCGGTTCAAAATCCCACGAACCAATATAATTTGGATTTGTTAGCTTCTTCCAATGTGTCGGCACGGTTATTCCTCCTTCCAAGAATCGACGGGACCGGAGCGACCGGCCCCGTCTGTGCCGGTCTTTCCCGGCTGTCAACTAAAACCGCGTACGTCTCATTTTTTGAGCAATGTAAAGCTATCTCTTTGCGGCGCTCCTTCCCGGGCGCATTGCCCGTGTCGTTGAGTGCGGTTGACTATGTAAGGGCCAAAGCCGTTACACCTAGACTTTCTCAAGCCATTCCGAGAGGTCCGCTGCGACCAGATTCGGATCTGCGCTTTTGACGATCTCATACACCGGGAAGCCGTTTCTATATGCCATCCAAACCAGCCTTGTACCGTTCCTGACGCGCTCAACTTTGCCGCGAAGTTCATACCGGCCGTCAGGTTCAAACGGCATTTTCTGTATTGTATCAGAATTCAGCATGTCTTAATCACTTCTCAGCGTTGATTTTTCTGGATAAAATGTTTTTTGCCTACATTTGAAACAAACATCGCTTCGTTTAGTCCTGGCCCCACAGTATTTGCAAAATATAGCCGGAAATAGCCCTGTTTCATATGCGTGCTTTATGTTTTGGCTTGCAGTACACCACTCTAAATTTTCCACATTATTATTGCCAGGATTCCCGTCTTTATGATTAACCTGTGCATAGCCATGAGGGTTTTCAAGAAAGGCCATTGCCACAAGACGGTGAATGTATACAACAATCCGTTTGCCATTTACGCTATATGAAGTAATGCAGTATTTGCCGTTTCTTGTAGTATGGTTTATTGCGGCCTTTTTTGTCCCGGCCGCATCCCTATATACAGCACCGTTTCTGGAAATAAAAAGCTTACCGCCGCACACAGATTTCAGCTGAAGATCCAACACAATCACCTCATACTGCAAGTATACAACAAACAACATTGCAAAACTGTGACTTAAATGTTATTTATTTATTAAATCACAACAATTCTACACCCGTTCTTTCGGCGGTGCAATCAGTTCGTCCGAATGAACGCCGAGAGCTCTGGCAATTCCAGCAACAGACCACCAGCGAGGTTGCCTGGTTCCGGTTTCCCAGCCGCTTATGAGCCGCTGGGATACTCCTAGCAGCTCTCCCATTTCAGCCTGACTCAACCTGCGGCGCTTCCGGTTCTTGCGAAGGTTATAGCCGAAGTATTTCATGTCAACCACCGTCTGCCGCCTCCTTGTTGATAGCCGATTCGACAAACCCGCGCGCCGTACCGATACAATCTGATGCCTGTGCCATCAGCCCGGACAACTGCTGCCGCATTCCCAGCGCAAGAGAATCGGCCTTGTCCATCGCGGCGTCAAGATGCCGCAGAATCAACTTTAGATCGTCAGTTAGGCTTTGCTTCATCAGATTTGCCCTCCGCTGGATTAGTCACCAGCATTCCGGCCTGTGCCAAATGGATCGCGGCGGATCCAAGGTATGTGTCTTGCAGGATCGCGCCGGCAACTTCGGCCAGATTCACTTTGTGCGAAAGCGTGAAGCCCGGAGCGCGTGGGTCAGGCGGGTCGATCGCGCAGAACAGGACGAAACCGCGACACTTGATTCCTTCGCGCAGTTTCCGCCAGTATTCAGCTTCCTCGGGCGTTTCGGCCAGAACCATAGCGCCCTTGATGGATACGGTGATTTCGTTCGGATTGTTGGATTCGGTTTTCTTGTCTGATCGTCTCATAAAATATCCTTTCTTTTAGCCCCACTGTTCCGCCATTGCTTTGGCGACCCCGGAAAATGTTTTGCTTCTATTCTTCCTGTCGTCGCCGCGCTTTGCCGCGCCGTACTTGCTTCTGTCTTTCCGTCCAGTTCCTGCCGGACAATATGGGCGTTCTGGCGATACAATGTCTGTCGGCATAAGCGGCGGCAATCCTTTCAGCCATAACCGCGTCTTTTTAGTGACTGGGTGCCCGAACATCCACGGCTGTATTTCCTGTGAGTGTTTCGGCATTTCATATATTCCGCTTGATACTGGATTTTCGATTGCAATTCTTGGACTATCCGCATTATAGAACTCCATGAAAAACGCCTTTGCATCAAGCCCTTTTTGATAGCGTTTCTCGTTCAGGGTTCCCTTTTGCGGATATAGCCTGCAAGCACCAGCGTTAGATAGATAAGTACACGGTGGAAAGGCTATAATCATATCCCACGGCTGTTTCAGCAACGGCAACACGTCCTGCTGTAAATGCCACTCTGGATGCCCGCCAGAACACGGCTCCAAATCGCATGAATACGCTTCATGACCTAACCGCCGCAGTTCAATCGTCACCGCCTGGCTTTCCTCACAGGCTACAAGCACCTTCATGTAAAATCTCCTTTCTCGGTCTGTACAAACTGTACGTCCTTCTTGCAAACATAGCACCACGCGGTTTTGATGTGCCCGATTGCTGTTCTTCGCCGCTTCGGAAACTGCATCAGCGTACCGCATTCCGGGCATTTGAACGTGCGGATCACAACGCTTTTTATTTTTCGGCTCACGGGTTCCCTTTCTGCGCTGATAGCGCGGTCTCGCTTAGCTTTTCTTCATTTGCTCTATCAAAGGCATCCCACGTGCCGGCTTTGATCCATCCTGCGAATTTCTTCCTTCTTTCTAATGCTTTGATCATAAGAGATTCGTAAGCGGATTGGTCCGCAGCGCACGCTCTATACACCTTCCCGGCTTTTATCAGGCAAAGCGCATAATGTATTGGCCATGATAAAAACCACCCGCAATGATAGGTTTTTTTGCCAACAATAATGAATTCGGCCCGCACCAGTTCGTTCATTGATTCAATCTTGGACAGTTTTGCGTACTTGCGCATGTTTCTCCCTCCGTTTTTTCTGCATCCAATATACGGCGCGCTCAAATCGTTCGATCTCACACCGGCAAGCGCATGGATGCGTACTGATGTGACCAAAGACGATCTGAGTTATTTCTGTTGGCTGGCCGCACTTAGGACAGGTTTTCATCAGGATCCACCCCTAGATCAGAAAGTTTTTGACGGTACACGAGGTTTTGGTACATCAGGTCTCCACGTTTGGCCGCCGCGCATAGTCCGGCGCAGAAGAAACCGAGGAATACAGAAGCGCACAGAATCGCCGCGAATAGGACTGGATTAATAAACATAGTGGATTCCTTTCTGCCGGGATATGCCGCCCGGCGCGGCGTGGTGGTTAGTTTCTTTTTATTTGTTTCAATTCTTTTCCGATGGGATAATATCGTTCACTTCTTGCGAGACTTGCTGCCGTCAATGGCTTACAAAGCATCTCAACGCCGCTGGAAATGTGGACCTCGCTTTCCTCGATAGCATAGTGATATGTTCCTCGCTTGGCGGAGTGTTGCCAATGGGTAAACATTGCCTTGCGAGCATCGTTCAGAGTATCAAAGTCTCCGACCGGATGATAAATACGGCTACCCTTGGGCGTGACGCGCGTTACAGAATAACAGACTTTCCCTGTGTTCATATGTGTGCCTTTCTGCCCGCCTTTGGCCGGACGGGCGCGGCTGGGCGAATGCTACGCTTCGTCCTTGTCCTGCAAGGCTTCGATTTCATGCAATGCGCTTAAAAGTATTTCGGACAGTTTATCCCCGTAAGGATTTTCAACCTTGGCTAAAAGACCCATGATTGCCGCCTGAGATTCAGCCAACCGGTACGCATAGTATTCCTTGGCCGTCATGCCCTGCGTGGTTTTCACGATGTTCCCCTCCTCATAATATGATGCCTTTCGGCTGGTCGCCGGCTTTTGTAGGGATGCCGGGCGAACCCTGCGAGGTTATTCTTCCGGCGCGTCAAGCTGCATTATCATTGCCACGGCCTTTTCAGCACGTCCGGCCGCCGATACGATCATGCTCTGATCGTCTTTCAGCGCTTTCAACCAAGACTGAATATACGCTACATTATTGCGGAAAGTCGCTTCCGTTTCCAGCTTTAGCAGCGTCATGATGCACGCGGCGCCGATCTCTGCGGTCAATTCTTCCTTGCTGTATACTTCGCTCCCAAATGCAGCATGGCCCGCGATCCGCTTCAATCGCTTTTCATGGCCGGTGCTGTGGACCGCTTCATGGAACGCCGTTTCATAGTATCCGCCGGCCGTCTGGAATTGGGTACGAAGCGGTAACGTGATGCTGTCTTTCATGGGCGTATAGTAGGCGCGATTACTTCCGACGTTCGTTACCGTGATATGTTCGCGCGTCGTGTATCCGTTGAATACCGATTCTGCTTCTTCTTCTGGTTCAAAAACGCGGGCCGGTTCGTTGTCCGTCTTGAAAATGCGTGCCGTGATGCCGTCTACCTGGTCGATGTGAAAAACGTTGTAGTAGCGCAGGTACGGGATTTTCTTCTGTTTTTCTACGTTGTTTTCGTCTTTCTCTGTGATCTCGATCTGCTTCCAGAATACGACGATCTTTGACTTCTCGCCTTTCCGTACCTGTCCGCCGGCTTCTTGTGCTTGCTTGTACGTCAGGTATTCGCCGGGCTTTCCAAGCAACATTTGGTTGATCAGGCTGTACGGGTATCCGGTCGCCCGGCTGTACGCGCGGCCCTCTCTGCTTTGTACGCGGGATGGAATGCACCAGGGTTGATGCCAAGGAATAACGCCGTTTTCCAGTTCTTTGATGATCCGGTCGGTTACGATTTCGTTTACGTTCATTGTGATACATCCTTTCGTCAATATGATTTGCGGCCATCCGCGACGCGCCTTTCAGCGCGTTTCGTCCTGCTGGACTCGTCAGGCGGAAAAGAATTTTTCAATCCGGCAGAAAATAGTGTCGTATCCGTTCATTCCTGGTAGCATGAGGTCCGCGATGCTTTCGGCGGTACTCTGCGCCGAGTGCATTTCTTCGCCTGAGCAGATTGACAGCAGCGCGCCATAGATTGCCGCATAGATGATGTTGCCTTGTTCGTGTGTAGTTTCTTGCAGATAGTCGCAGCTGTTACCGTTGTTCATGGCCCGGACCATCATAGATTCCGATTGTTCAAGTGCGTATGCTTTCATTTCTGCTTCCGTGTAGTGTTTTTTGTCGATGTAGTGTTTCATGTGATAACCGCCTTTCATTTCTCGCCCAGCCCCATCCGGCTGCGGCGTTCGATCATGGCTCATTCTAGCACACCTGCGCTAAATCCGTCAACACATTTTTCAGCAGTTCGCGAAAGTTCGGCAGATCAGAATAGATTTCGCGGTCAAGTTTTGTGCGATTCTGACAGTTTCGGGCCGATTTGGGGCGGGATGGCAGGATGATCGCGCCCAGGTTGTACACGCGCACATAAATTATTGAAGCGCATTTCGCCGCCTGGACCGGGCGGATCGGCAGCAAAAGATTGACTTTTTCTATCACTTCGGTATAATAACAGTGAAAGGAGGTGAGATTGTGTACAGTGTCTACAAGGTTATTGACGAGACAAACGAACAGTCCATGGATATACGCGGGAAGGTCCTTTTGGATTGGCTTGGCAATGTGATCGTTCAAAACATGGCGCGCTTTACCGAGCATGACAGACTATCTCCGGACAAGATATGGGGCGTGATCGACTTCCCTGATCGCGTGTATATCAAATGTGCAGTCTTGGACAAGCTGCTAATGTCCAAGTACACAAGAGCGCGCCTGTTCGTTGCTTGGGCAAAAACAAAAGGATATCTCAGATGTGATCCAGGCAGGACATCTATTACAAAATGGATGCCACACGACAAGGCGTATCGATGTTACTGCTTCCCATTCAAAGAGCGCTGAGCTTCACTGGCTGCCAGAAATGGTGGCCTTTTTTATTTTGTGTTGAAAGTGTACAATGCGGTGAAGCTGATTGTTTCGCGCATTTCCGCATAAATGAGATTTAAGGGCATATTTTATCCAGCCAGAACCCAGCAATCGTATCCGCATATAACCAAACTTTGTGTATACTGTGAGTATTATATTGCGTCTGATTGTATGAATTTCATAACCGCGGTAAGGATCTGGCGATAAACTGCGGATACGCTCAAAGCCTTACAGCGCAAGGGTTACAGAGGTCATATAGCCGATATCCGCACATAACCGAACTTTCACTACACTATATAAGGGAGATACCCCCCCCCTGTAAGATAGTATATTCCTCACGCGCGTAGAGAATACATAAAAGTTTGGTTAAGTGGAGATATATTATATATTATATAAGAAACACTATATATAATAAGGGTTTGCCGCCATGTCCAATTGTTTACCACTTACTTGCCAATTCCTTACCGTGGTGATAAAGCCATAAACTGTACTGGTGGTAGGTGCGTGGGTTTGGGCTGAGATAGATTTCTGCTTGGCCGCCCGAACCCTCAGACAAACTGATTTGACTAGTACGCTACCACAGTAGTATACTAGTCGACTTTGGCTAGATCGCGCAGATCAGCCCTGTTTTGCCCCTCCCAGACCGTGACTGATAGCATTATTCTAGGCGGCTTGTGGATAATCGGTAAAGTTGCACAAGAAACACAGCTATTCTTTGTGCATGTTTGTCACAACTATTCGTGAAAGCATTCTTTAGCGAATAGTTAGGTCAGATCAGCCAATTCGCGCACGATATCCTTTGTTAGCAGGGCCTCCCGGGGTACCGGGGTGTAGGGGGTGCCGATCAAGCGGGGGGGGCCTAAACCTTGTCCGGCGGCGGTTTGCCGGCCAGGGCTATACAACTAGCATACCCTCCCGGCCTCAACCGACGCGGGACGTCTCGAACAACTGTTCCCCATAGAAACGGCGTTCCCCATCAAGGCGGCGTTCGCGTTTAATATGGTTGAGCGGGGCTGGTTGCTCGGCCTTTTCCGTCTCAAAACAAACTTGAACGCCCTGGGCTTTGCGTGGTATACTGTGCCACGTGAAACAATCTTCCAGCCGGGGCAAACCTGCTCGCGGGAACAAACCTGATTGGGGTTGAGCTTTATGGCAAAGGTCGGGACAGTGAAGTTGAAGCGGAGTCAAAAAGCCGCAGCGCTTCTGCTCGCACACGGAAAATCAATGCAAAGCGTTGCGGAGAACCCTGATGTCCGCGTTTCGGTTGGCACGTTACGGAAATGGATGGAGGATACGGACTTCACCGATCTTCTGTATAAGGAACAGGATATGCTTCTGACAGAGGTGCGGCACAGATTGACGCCAATGTTCGTTGATAGCACACTCAAAGCGATGCGCACGCTCCGTTCTCAAGTCGCAGAAACCGATCCAAAGACGAGAGAACCGAATGACCCGTGGATCCGTCTGAATGCAGCTAGGGCGCTTGTGCAGATGGGCCAAGGGTTCATAGAGAAAACAGAGGACAAGTCCATCACAATCAGGTTTGATGGAATGCCTGTGCTCGGTTCGCCCGGAGCTGAGAAAGTTGAACCCGCTGACGGAAGCGATATCATCAACGGCCTGCTCGAAAAATAATGAAACAGGTTAAGATAGATTATCGGCCTACGCCGAAACAAATAATGTTCCACGCTTCACCGGCGAATGAAATCCTATTTGGTGGGGCAGCTGGCGGAGGCAAAACCAAGGCTCTTATCATGGACGCGTTTATGCGGTGCTTGCAGGCTCCAAATACTCGCGCCTATATTTTTCGGCGCACGTTCAAAGAACTTGAGGACACGGACATACGCGAGGCGCGAGCAAGCTACCCAAAAGAACTCGCCACGTACAATGTCGGCAGGCATGAGTTTTTGCTTATAAACGGCTCCAAGATACTTTTCAATCATTGCGAACACGTTGCCGACAAGTTCGACTATTCCGGCGCTGAGATAGACTTTCTGTACTTTGACGAGCTCACCGGATTTGAGCAGGAGATATATGATTTCATCAAAACCAGATTGCGCTCAAAAACCCTGTCCGGCGTAACGCCCGTTGTCCGCAGCGCGAGCAATCCAGGCAACATCGGGCATATCTGGGTCAAGGATATGTTTGTCGATTCGGGGCCGTACATGGAATTGCGCGAAACAATTCAGTACAGCGAAACCCTGAACGAGCATAAAAAATTCACGATCCAGTACATTCCTGCGTTGGCAACGGAGAACCCGCATATTACCAAGGATTATATTTTCGAGTTGGAACGCAAGCCTGAAAAACTTCGCCGGGCGCTTTTGTTTGGACATTGGGATGCGTTTGAGGGACAGGTATTTACCGAGTTCGTCAACGATCCCCGACATTATGTTGACCGGGTTAGCACGCATGTTATTGATCCGTTTGAAATCCCGATGCACTGGCCGCGTTATATGAGTTTTGACCATGGATATACTGCTCCGTCCTCAATCGGATGGTGGGCCGTGGATCCAAAAGGCCGACTGTATCGATACCGCGAATGGTATGTTGACGGTCTTACTCCGCGACAGCTTGTAGACGGAATTCTTGAGCGCGAACGAAAAGAACGCGCCGACAACATCCACATCATCAGGGTTGCGGACCCGCACATATTCGATACTGAAAGCAACGGATTGAGCGTCGCAATGCAGATGGCCCCAAATTCCAGAAACGGGCTTTTGGGTTTGAATTTTCGGACCGGTGATAATGCGCGAATCGCCGGGAAAATGCAACTGCACGAGCGGTTACGGTTTGACAAAAACGGGTATCCAATGTTATATATATTTACGAACTGCGAGGATTGGATACGCACAGTTCCGAACCTGCCATATTCGAGAACAAAACCAGAGGATGTCGATTCGTTGGCAGAGGACCATTGCGTAATTGGCGAAACAGAAGTCTTAACCAATCAAGGCTGGTTGCAAATAAAAAGCCTATGTGATACAATGGGTTATGTGGTGAGCCATGATGGGCTATACCATAAATATTACGATTGCCGAAAAACGCAGAAAAATGTTGAAGTGTTTTCGATTGAAACGGACGATGGGAAAACCGTACAAGCGACCGCAAATCATAGGTTTATGTTGGCGGATGGCACTTGGAAAAGACTAGACGAACTGCAAGTAGGCGATGATCTTATGGAGGCCCGCCGTGAAAGTATCTATCTTGTCCCCAACGCAACAGGAGTTTAACGGAAAGGTTTACTATTATTGTACCCCCTATTATCGAAAGGGCGGGAAATGCCTTCATCGCGCAGTATGGGAATATCATAATGGCGTGATCCAGGCTGGGTTTCATGTTCACCATAAGGATGGAGATAGAGAAAACAATAACATAGAAAATCTACAACTTATGCCAGGGCCTAATCATCGCAGTTTCCATGCAAAAGCCAGACCTGAATATCTTGCGAAGCAAATAAAACTGATGCAAGATAAAGCAAAAGAATGGCATGGGTCAAAAGAGGGGCGAGAATGGCACGGGTTACACGCCAAGGAAATGTGGAAAAGCAAAGAAAGCCAAGAGTATCACTGTTGTCAATGCGGCAAAGCGTTCCTGACTAAGCACCTTTACGGCGATAGCCAAAACACGTTTTGTTCAAATAATTGCAAAGCAGCATATCGACGCGTTCTTGCAGTTGACAATGAGGTGCGTAAGTGCGTATACTGCAAAAGGAGTTTTACAACGAATAAATACTCTAAGGCGCAGTGTTGTTCCAGAGAATGTTCGGCAAAGAAACGGTGGAACAAATGAAAGTAAAAAGTATAACTTATGCGGGAAAGGCCGACGTTTACAACATGGAGGTCGAAGGTACCCATAATTTCGTCGTGAACGGTGGGCTTATAGCCCACAACTGCTTCGACGAGACTCGCTATCTCCTAATGGAACGCCCGTTGGGACCGCAGCCAATCAAGGTGCGCAGTCCAGAAGCAGAAGGACCGTACAGAGGGGTAGCAATTTAGCATGAGCGATACAACCATTGATTCCTTTATATCCGAACAGCCGCTTGAGGAAGAAGATAGAAAACTTCTCGAGACGGCTTATAATCGTCTTGTCGTTTTTGAGCAGGCGAATCGAATTTATCACGACGAAGCACGCGGGGCGCGTGAAGTATACCGGCTGCGGGATCCGCAACAGGACGCGCCGAGATCGGATAACGTCGAATATTATGCCCCGGATGTAACGGACGATGAATCTGAAACGGTCGAGGTTAGCAACCAGAACCGCGATAAAAAGACTTTGCAGCTGCATACCTTGAAAAGCACGATCACGAACTGCATCGCGGACCAGATGCTTGCAATGCCGCAGGCAAAGCTGCTCCCGGAAACCCCGGATAAACAGAATGTATCCGACGCGCTGCAAGACGCGCTGAATCATATTATTTACGAGGTCAACCACTTTGAACGCCTGCACCGGCGCAGGGTAGAAGATTTTTTTGTAACCGGATCCGCTCTAATGGAGATCGGCTGGGACGATACCGCGAGTTTCGGTGAGGGCGATGTATCTTTAGTGCGATGGCCGATTGAAGCATTCTGCTGGGACCCGAAAGCAGAGGACTTGCAGGAAGCCCGGGCGCTTATCAAGGTAAGCTGGCATCCGCTGAGCTGGTATAGAGCGCATTATCCTGAAAACGGCCGATATGTCCAAGGCGAGGACCATCTGTATAACAATGTCGGTATGCCATCCACGCAGCAGGCAAATCACAATCAGGAAGATGAAGATCAGGCCATGCTGATGGAATATTGGTATCGCACGTTTGACGGTCAGAAATACCACATCAATGTCGCGCACATTGCCGGGCATGCGCTTCTCCAACACAAAACAGACGTATTCAAGCACGGGATGTACCCGTTTGTCATTGACACGCATTTTGTGGTTGACGGTCAACCGATTGGCGAGGGGCTTGTCGGTGCGCTCGTTCCGATGATGCGGTATATCAACCGGTATGCAAAGTACATGGATACCAACGCTAGGTTGTCCGCAAAGGCAAGACTGCTCAAAAGCACAAGCGCGAATATCAAAGACGCTGATTTTATGGATTGGGAAAAAGATGTTATCCCGGGCGACAGTATCCGCAAGGGCATCGATTGGGACTGGCTGACAAATCCTCCGTTCAACGGAATGATCGCCCAGCAAATGCTGAACATGCAGGCCCAGCTCAAGCAGGATAGCGGGGCCTCGCAGGTAACTCGCGGCGAATCGGTCGGCTCGCAGGTTTCCGGCAAAGCATATTCGCTTCTGATGCAGGCGGGCAGCAAGGTCGGCCAGGCGAATAGCGTATTCCTGAACGATGGTTTCGCACAAATGACGTGGCAGGTCCTTTGTTTGGTATCCGAGTTTTACGACAATGACCGGCTTCGCAAGATTACCGGCAAGGACGAAACCTTTGAATTCTTCGGCGATGATATGACGGTCCCGCGCTATACTGTGCAGGTTGAGGTCCAGCAGAAAGACCCGGCCCGGATTCAGGCGCAGAACCAGATGTTTATCGACATGTATACCATGTCAGCGCAGGCGCAGCAATATTTCCCTGTATCCGTTCTGATTCAGCTGATGAACCTTGACGGGAAAGATAAGATTCTGCCCGTCATTCTGGATATGGAACAGAAGGGCGATAAGATTCGACAGTTGTCCGAGCAGAACACGCAGCTTATCGAAACGATTGCGCAGCTGCAGAAAGAAACAGATGCGCTTCGGTACGCGCAAACCGAATCTGTGGGAGCGCTCGCGTCGATGGGACGAAGCGCCCAGGTCAACCAAGGCAGACAGGCCGTCGTGGGTGGAATGGGAGGCCCTCGATAGTCTTTTGCATATACCGTATCCGCGAGTAAAAATTCCGCTGATACGAGATAAAGGAGTACCTTTATGGCAGAAGAATTCAATACGGGTGCTGGTGTGCCCGAGTCCAGCGATATCGGAATGCTGGACGCTTCGGTCGAAATGTTGCCCGGTGAGAGCGCAGGGGACGACGCTTTGCAGGCTACCGAGAGTAACTTGGACGAATTCGCTGATAGCCCTGACGATCTGGACCTCGATAATGATCTTGACGAAACGCCCGAAGAACCGCGTGCTCAACAGAGCAAGCAGGAAAAGGGCATCAACGCACGGATACGGGCTGGCGTCAAAAAAGGCGTACAGCGGGAAATGGCGAACATCCGCAGTTCGGTTATGTCCGAAGTGCAGAAAGCAGTCACCGCCGCTACCGAGCCGTTGAAAGCTCAGATCAAATCGTACCAGGACGCGGCTATTGAGCGAGAGGCACAAGCTCTCGTAGCTTCCGGCGACGTGAAAAACCTTGACATCGCAAAGGCTTACGTGGCACAGAAGTACGGGGCGGTAACACCAACTGTTTCCACCCCGAAGCCTGAAAACAATCCCCAGCAGCAAGCCCAGCAGCAGACGGATCCGCGAACTGATTTTCTCGCAAAACAGGCGGTGAAACTGAAAGCAAAGGGCATAGACGTTATCTCCGCTTACAAAACCAATCCGGCTATCCAGCAGAAGGTAAACAGCGGAGATTGGGATATGCACGATGTCGCCGAGTATATGCAGCGGGCGCAGAAATCCGGCAAGGTTCCGGCGCCTATGCGTGCAGCGAACAGCGGCGCGGTCCCGAAAATAACGCCTGGATCAATGAGCCCAGAGCAATGGGAGCGTTTCAATGCTGCGCTTGAAGAAGGGAAGGTTTATTAGGCAGGGGTTCACGAAAGGAGATAACCCCTCATGGCCGTCTTTGATAACCTGAACTATACCTATTCCGCAGGTGTAAAGCCTGAGATCACCCAATACTATCAGCGCGTTATGCAGGAACGCCTGCTACCCGAACTGGTGCATATGCGCGATGCGGCAACGCTTCCGCTCCCGCAGAACAACGGCAATACCATGACGTTCCGCAAGCTCGTTTCCCTGTCCGTCGATACTACGCCGCTTGCACAGGGCGTGACGCCCGCCGGTTCGACGCTGACTGAAACCTCGTTCCAGCTTCGCGTCAAGTCCTACGGCAAACACGTCGAGCTCACGGACGAACTGCAATACTATTCGATGTCCAACATGATGCGTGAGGCCGCCATCGCTCTGCGCGAGAACGCGATCAAAACGCTCGATACTATTGCCCGCGATGCGTTCAATGCCGGGACAAACGTGCAATACGCCGGGTCCAATACTGTGCGCGGCACGATCACTGCGTCTGATAAGCTGACCTATGCGGAGGTTAAAGAGGCTGTCCGCACGCTTAAGCGTCAAGACGTGAAGCCGTTCGCCGATGGGTACTACCATGCGATCGTTCATCCCGACGCGGTATACGATCTGACCTCTGATTCGATGTGGACCGACGTATCGAAGTATCAGGATCGCATGAAGGTCGAGAAGTACGAGCTCGGCAATATCTATGGCGTGCGTTTCTATGAGAGCACGAACGCCAAGGTGTTTGAGGTCGAAACGTACGTGTACGGCACGACCACGAGCATTGTTGCCTCTGCGAACTATGACGCGACCAACAATGAGATCACCTACGACACTACAATCAGCTACGACGAAGCCGCGCAAATGATCGGGAAACTTGTCAATGTACAGTACACCGATGGCAGTGATTACGTCACGCCGATGTGTATTATGAGCATTGACACGACCAACAAAAAGATCAAATTCCGCTGGCAACCCGCCGCTGCTGTAACCGACAATTGGACAACCGCTAAGACCCTGACGATCGTACCGACCGGCGCGGGCGCTTCCGACGTGGACGTATTCTCCACGCTGGTATATGGCCGCGATTCTCTCGGCACTCCCAAACTGGCCGGTGAGGGGCAGATTCGCACCACTGTCATTCCGCCCACTCCGACCAAGGACGATCCGCACGGCCAACGCGCTCTTGCCGCATGGACCGCAAAGGGCTTCGGCGCTGGCATTCTCGTACAGGATGCCGTTGTGCGTATCGAGCACGGCGCAACCGCATAACTATTCACGGGCAGCGGGTATGTAACAATACCCGCTGCCCGGTGTAAAATTAAGGAGGATAACATGCAAGAGCAAATCATGGAACTCGAAGAAGAAGAAACGACCGAAAAACCCAAGCGGCGAAATGCCAAGACCGCCGACAAGTCCGACGCGCTCACGGTGAAAAGGGTCCCCGGCGCAAAGACTGTCGCAATGGGCGACGTTCCAATCGTGAGGAACGTTGTGCTGCCGCTTCCTCCGGATATTGCTGACGATCCCAGCGTGGCTAAGGTAGATTTTGTAACCCACAACGGCTACAAGTACGAGATTAAGCTGGGGCAAGCCGTTGATCTCCCTGCGCCAGTGTATATGATTCTGAAACAGGGCAAATACAAGCACATTAACATCTAACCAGGCAAGACTTCTTATCAGGAGGGGATAGAATGAACGTCAGGGAAATCAAAGAGCGCGTGATGTATCAGACGAATAATGATGCTGATGATGTCGGCGACTTTTCCCCGCATCTTCTCGGCTATATCAACGACGGGTACGATCAGATATTATTTGACGCGCTCGGCGTTCATGTAGGAGATACAGACTATCCCCTCCTTTCAAGCGACGCTGATACTCCGGTTTCTGGCGTTCCTGCATGGACACACAGCGCCATTGCGGACTATGCGACCTATTGCGTTTACATGAACGGCAGCGCACCGAAGCAAAGTCGAGGGTACGCATATCTGGCGCGGTTCAATAAAGTAAAGAGCCGCCTGTCCGTAGCGAATACCCCGGCCATAACGAACATACCGATGTAATTGAGGTATTGTCATGGCGACGTTCAACACGCTAAACCAATATGACGCTCACTCAAGAATCCCAGCATTTTTGGGGCTGAGTCAGTTTGGCGACCAACTCAACCGCGATCCGCGTTATGCTGTGGAAGCCGAGAACATGGATACTGTCGGCGGCACTTTGCAGCCGATGGCGAAATGCACGATATTAACGCCGTCGCTGGATAATAAGATCGAAACGCTTGCAAGGCTGTATCGGCGGTGGTATGTCGGCGAGGAAGAAAACGAACTGCTGATTGCCGCGTCGAACGGGCAGCTTTACTATATGCACCCATCGGATGAAACCTGGACGCAGTTGACTCTGCCTGTAGAAATCGCGGCGGTCGCTGGGGCACGTTCCTACACGATTGCGGTCAATGCCGTTGCGGATGATACGGTTACTGTTGAGGGCGTGACGTTCACGGCGGTTGTATCAGGCGCGACCGGCAATCAGTTCAATGTCGGCGGCACGATAGCTTTGACCGCGACGGCGCTTTATACGGCACTGGCAGCCAACGCGACGATAACGGCGACCTATACCGTGACGAATCCAAGTGACGGCGTAATTGTTCTGACAGAAACCAGCGCCGGCGATCTTGATACGCCCGGAGAAATGACCTTTACTGGCACAATCGAAGTGGAAAACGGCACGGCGACCGAATCGGCGGCAACTATCCCAGCTTGGACGGAAACACAAAGCGATGTTTGGAGCTTTGTGGCCTATGAAATCAATCCGTCCGGTTCGCCCGTGGACGTATTACTGATGTCAAATGCGCTCGACGGAATGATTATGATTCGCGGCGATGATAAGAGCGTCGTTGCGGTTGAAACGCCGAAACTGTTTGGCGTGATCGAGCGTCATGCTGAAAGAATTTGGGGCGGCGCGATTCTTGATGACCCTGACATGCTCGTGTATTCCGCGCCGTTCGACCCTACGGATTGGGACGCCGACCTTGATATACCGGAAGATGGCGCTGGCGATATCACTCAACCATCTTGGGACGGGGACAGTTTTACTGCCCTGAAAGCGTTCGGCGACCAACTGATTGCGTTCAAAAGCAATCGCGTGTGGAGAATCCTTGGCACCGACCCTGGCGAATATGTTTTCAAGGAACAGTTTGGCGGCGGCGCTCCGTACTTCAACACGATAGCGATTGATACTGAGCGGATCCTGATGCTCGATACGGACGGGATTGTTGTTTACGATGGATTGAGCGTTATGCCGTTTTACCAAGAGTATGCCAAGGATGTATTCGCCGATATCAACCAGAGCGCAATCAGCCAGGCGTGCGCGGCGATATGGAAAAATCGGTATTACTGCGCCCTGCCGCTTGGAACGTCTGAAATCAACAATGCTGTGCTGATTTATGATATCAAGGCAAACACATGGTTGCTGCGGACGGACGTTTCGGTTGAAGCATTTCTGCCGACGGACGATGCGTTGTATTTTACCAGTTCGACTACTCCGGGGAAAATCTGGACGTGGAATGAAAACGCGTGGGAAACAGGTTATGCGACCGAAAGCGATACGCGCTGGGTCGGCCCGTGGAATGACCTTGGCTACAAAAACATCGTCAAGGGCGGGTTTGATGTCTACCTGACGATCGAGGTACAGGCCACATGCGCCTTGACCGTCACGATTGAAACCGAGAAAAAGTCCAAGAGCAAGTCCTATTCTGTGCAGTATACGGCGAATGACTTCAAACAGAAACGGCTGCACTTTGGCGGGACTGGCCGCAGATTCCGGCTGATTATCGAAAGCAGCGACGGCGCCTTGTGGCGAACTGTTGGTGGCATCACGATCATTTCCGAGATTGATTCGGATTAGGAGGGATAGAAGATGGCAGCGAACAAGTCAGTCCAGCAGTACCAGCCATTGCGTATCCCGTCAAATTGGGGCACGCAGGAAAAGAAATTCATTGTCCAGCTTACGGATATCCTTGACGATATCTATAGGCGTTATGGTCGGTTCAAACTCACTGACCTTGGCGTTGAATTACGCGATCTTGTTGCCGGAACAATTACAGCAGACCGTATTGACGTGGACAACCTATACGTGAAACATCTGGACGCTGCGGACGGTACTTTTAACGGGACCTCGACGATTGTAAATCCACTTAATACAGACGAGCAGATTATCATAGGACTTAATTGAGAGGGTATCTTTGGAGGGTTTATCACTCGAGATAATGGAGCAACGTTTGTAAAGTGGCTTGATTTTAGTGGACTTGACGGTGGGGCGATTACGCCAGGAACGTTTGACCCGCTCGCTACGCCTACGTTCACTTATACAGGAACCTATACGCCCGTAAGCGATGGATTAAATGGCTGGCGCATTAAATTCCTCACAAGTGGAACGTTTACGCCGGATAACGATATGACAGTCTATATCGTCCTTCTTGGCGCAGGTGGTTCTGGAGAATATGGCGGCGGGGGCGGAGGCTATACCTCTACGCAATCATCTGTGTCGCTTACCGGCGGGACCCCATATGCTGTCGTTGTTGGCGCAGGCGGTTCTGGTGGGTCAGCTGGGAACGCAAGCTCGATGGCAGGATATTCGGCGAACGGAGGAAGCGCCGGAAGTATATATTTTAACGGCGGTGCAGGCGGTTCTGGCGGCGGAGCAAGTTCCGGCGATTATCAAGTTACCGGGGCAACAGGCGGAACAAATGGCGCTAATGGCGGGAACAGCTCAGCAGGTTCCGGCGGGGCGGGGCAGGGAACTACAACGAAAGAATTTGGAGAATCGACGGGTACGGTATATGCCGGTGGGGGCGGCGGTTATATAAACGGAATAGGCGGAACTGGCGGAGGAGGAACTAACGCGAACGGCTCTGCCAACACGGGCGGCGGTGGGGGTGGAAGCGCGGGAACAACATCAGGCGGCTCCGGCCTCGTAATCATCCGAAATCACAGGGCATAACCCTTTATATATAGTTGCACCAAACCAAGAACCACCATATAATGTATCCGAAAGGAAGGGATTGAAATGGCAATCGCGCTGAACAAACAATATATGGGGCCTATCCCCGGCATGATAAAGAATTCGGACGACACAAAGACTGATATCTTTACCGTGCTTGGGCTTACGCCTTCCGCCGTCCCAAAGACAACCTATAACCCTAGCGGTGAAATGCCGCCGCTTGCAACCGTTGTGATAAATGGGGTTGAGTATGATCTGTTGCCGATTCTGCAAGCGCTGGAAACAAACCACGTTGTAAACCACGTATTCAATGTTGACGGCTCTAGAACAGACATCTACACAGAAAACGGTTCACTGGCTCGTCCGTACAAAACGATAACAGCAGCGGCAACTGCGATCAATGCGGTTTCCGCAACGTTGCTTGATTCGGCTGCGCATTTTGAGTTGTGTAAGTTCATCCTCAACATCGCTCCGGGACTGTACGAAGATGATGTGTCCTTTACGTCCGCGCGCTATATCCGCGTCAATATGCAGGGCGTAGAGATTTCCGGCGATATTACAATTGAGCAGGAACAACAGGGCCTTTCAGACTACTACGGCAAGATTGAGTTTGTCGGCGGGAACAGCAACCGCGCAAATCGCGGCAACTGCGGCCTGATCTCCGGCAATATCACGTTCACGAAAACTGCCTACGATTCGCTGGCGTATTCGGCGTTCTCCGGTATCCACGTATCCGGCAATATCAGTTACGGCACGGCGGAAACTCCGACTCACGGGACTTGGGTTCTTTGCCTGCAAAACTTCTATATGAGTGGTACGGACAAGTTCATTTCCGAGTACACCACCGACGCGGGCGAATGTCTGCTGATCGAATCTTACGGCTACAACTACATTAAAGCGCACCTCGCTAAGCAGGACGGAAGTGCAGCGAAGATCAGCCTGTACGATTGCAACGATACGTACTTTGATTTAGTCAACATCACGCCCACGGAGAATATGCGCGTGAAGAACTGCACGTTCAATTCCACCACGGCGATTGTCGCGGCCAAAACGCTTTCCATCGACGCGAACAGCTACCAATCGCTGAAAGCACAGGCTCCGACGCTGACCGGCATTGCAATTTCTCCATTGGACGGGTTTGCGGCAGACAGCGGTATTACGGTCAGATATGCCAAGGCTGCGCTTGTGATTGCGGCCGATACGAATGCGCACGACACGAGTATTGTCATTCCGGAAGGGTCGATCATCAAAAACGTATGGCTTCGCGTTGAAACGCAGGAGGCAACCGGAACGACAAGGACGGTCGATATCGGCATTTCCGGCGGGAATGAGGACGGGTTCCTTGATGGTGTGTCGGTGGCTGCGTCTGGAACAATCAAGGGTACGCTTGTCAACACAGGGCAGACCTTGGGTGAACTGCTCTGCGTAGATGAAACCGGCGCTGGCGTTCTTGTGCCCGAACCGTATGTATGCGCGGCAGCAACCACGCTTTGCTATACGTTCGGCTCGGCAGACTTCGCCGAATTGGTAGCCTACCTGATTGTGGAATATGTAACTATCGCATAATCAATCAAAAACGACAAATGGTCTAAACAAACGACCCGCCGCTTAGGAGTGATACCATGTATGAAATAGAAAGCCTGCCGCAGTTAAATCTTGGACGGCTTGGGGAAACCGGCGTAACAACCATTCAGATTGATATTTCCGAGTGGGAAGCATTATGGCCGGGCATTTCCGTTGGTATTTCCATGATCGCTCCGGGCGGCGGAACCCCGTTTCTGGTAGCCGGAGTACCCGCTGACGAAGCTGACGGCGTACCCTATATCGAATGGGCCGTGGGAAATGACGCGACTGCACTATCCGGCGTAGGAACGATCGTTGTGCGCGGCGCTATTGATTCGGTTGTGAAACGCAGCGTTAAAGCTGACGTGATTATCGAACCGGGGCATCCTGCAACCGGCGATCCGCCCGATGGATACGATTCGTGGATGGACGATGCAATCGCGCTGGTGGCGGCAATGAGTTCATTCGATGAATGGACGTCGGAGATTGTTATCGCAAAGTGGGACGGAGTTACCCATAATGGTTTAAGCTATATCTGGACGCTCGATACGCCGGGGACTGGAATTGAGCCGCCTGCTACCGGCTGGCTCGCAACGCAAGATTTAAACAGTCTCGTATCGAATGTCCTGTTCACCGCGCACACCATCCTATACGCCACGACCAGTGGAGTACCTGCCGCCCTAACCGTAGCGGAACAAAAGCTCATAGGCAGACTGACAGGAGGGAATATCGCGGCAATCTCCATCGGCATAGCGGACGATAACATCGTGCAGATGGATGATGCTAGCGCGGCATCTGGTCAATATCTACGGCTTACCGCAAGCGGCGCAGAGGGCAGAAGCGCGGCAGAGGTGCTTTCGGACATCGGCGCGGCCACTTCCGCGCAGGGCGCGCTTGCAGATACCATGCAGCATAGAAACATCCTGCACAACTGGTATTTCCTGTCTACCCCCGTAAACCAGCGAGCCGCGAGCGGAGATATTACGTCCGGCTACTTCTATGACCGCTGGATGCGATATGCGGGGACAATCACGATTGCCGCGACCTATTTATCACTCCCTGCGGATGCGTCCATCGAGCAGCGCATAGAAGGATTAGGACTTGCTGGGAAAGTTGTTTCCGCATCTGTCATGGTCGGCGGTGCTGTTATTAGCGGCTCTGGGACATTCCCAACTTCTGCTGGAACGGTCAGCGTTACACTCACGGGCTTTGGTACCGCAACGCTCGGTTACAATGCGAGCTATATGTATGTTAGATTTACGGCAACAGATTCTACGCGGCAACTGCAAGCAGTAAAACTTGAACTAGGTTCCGTTTCCACCCTTGCCAACGACCCGCCAGCCGATTATGGAGAGCAACTGTTAAAATGCCAGCGATATTATCAAAAAGTATATGGTAATTTCATGTGCTACGCGACTGTTGCCGATACGCTGCGCGTTTTCTTTCCGCTTAATCCAAAAATGCGGATCAACAATCCGGCAATAATATCCGCAGCGTTTGACTGGGCGATTTGGAGCGGAGCCGGATATTTAGACGGTTCTGCTGTAACAATTGATAGTTTCTCTGTGATTGCAGGGATGGACAGTGGGGTGGATGTAGCAATTATATTCACAACGAGCAGTTTAGAAACTACTCAGAAGCCCTATTTTAGCCGTGTTTCTGCTGCGTTTAGCGCTGATCTATGACGACTTTGGCGCGGTTGCGCTGTAAACAAGGAGAAAAGGATGGAGAAAATAAAAGCATTGACGGACAAGGAACGCTTAGAACGGCTTGAAGAACTGGCTGGAGTAGACCAATGAGGATCACTGTCCACTGCATCAACCCGCAGAACATGGCGTACTGGCAGAAGCCGAAGAACTATATGCGCGAAATGGACTTCGAGCGCGACTATATGCCCGGAAACGTTGCGGCAGAGATGGGCGATTGCCAAGAGACCGAAGCGTTGAAAGCACAGGCGATTGCCGCGCGGAGTTTTGCCTATCAATACCTGCTGAAAAATGCCGCGATCTACGATACCGGGAAGGCGCAGGCGTTCCTCGCGTCGCGGGCGGCGTCGAAGAACTACCTACTGCACAGACAGGCCGCAGAGGAAACGGAAGGCATCGTTGTCTGCTACAACGGCAAGCCCTGCAATACGCACTATTCGCACTCCAACGGCGGGTATGTGAAGAAGTCCTCGAATAAGTGGGAGCCGGGCGGGTATGCCGACCCGTGGGACGACCAGAAAAAGAATGGTCACGGTTCCGGCATGAGCCAAGTTGGAGCGGAGAACATGGCCAAGGCCGGGAAAACATACCGGGAAATACTGGCGTTCTACTATCCGGGTACAGTTCTCGCGGCCGGATACGGCGATACTGTGCTGACAGAGATAGAATGCGTAAAGATTGACGAACAGACCGAAACGGAGGTAACCCAGATGGCGCAGAAAACCAAAATGCAGGCCGTTATCGACTTTATGCGGGCGCAGGTAGGAGAGCCGTATGATCTAGGCGACCACGGCCCCGACAAGTGGGACTGCTCAGGACTCACAATGGAGGCCGTTGAAGAAATCGGCCTGTATTGGCCGCACAGCTCGCATTATCAGTGGACAGAGAACATTAAGCCGGGCGGCGATTTCAACGCCTACGGCACGAGGGACACGCTTGACCGAAACAAATCTGCGTTCCTGTTCAACTACGGCGAACGTACCAACGGCGAAATGGGTATGGTGCATGTTGGAGCATACGACGCGGCGACCGGAACCATCTTACAGGCTGGCGGCTATGGAAGCCCCGGCGTGTCCGACAAGCCGTACAATAGCGGATGGTTCTCACATTGGGCGACGCTGAAAGTTGCCGATGAACTGATTGACGCGCCCGAAACGCCGCAGGACAAGCCCACTTCTACGCTTCGCATTGGCAGCCAAGGCGATCTGGTGCGAGAACTCCAGTATTTGCTGAATGCGGACGTTCTTGATGCGAACCTGAAAGTGGACGGCAAGTTTGGCCCGCTGACAGAAGGGGCTGTGATGAAATATCAAAGTCAATACGGTCTGAAAGTTGACGGAATTGTCGGCCCGCAGACTTGGAAATCGCTGTGGGAAGATAAGCCGGAACCTTCCGAAGAACCAGAAATTATTGATGATCCCCTGTTCGCCGTGACCGTGTACGATCTGGACGCAGCGGCTCGAGATACACTTGTTGCACAGTTTCCCCGCACGACGTATACTCAACAGGAATGAACGATTAGAAATTAAGGAGGACAACATGGTTAACTGGAAAGATGTCATTGTTCGGGCGCTCAAGACCTTTGCGCAAACAGCCGGTTCGTATCTGATTGCGAACCTGTCCGGCGTAAACTTCTTTGAATCGCAGATCGAGAACTTCTGGCTTGGGCTTGGACTGTCTGCGGGAGCCGCCGGCATATCCGCCGCATGGAACATCATCATGGAAGCCATCAAGAACAAGTAACCAAACGACCGAAGATAGGAGATGATAGGCATGCCAGAAGCAGTTGTGACGGTTATTGTGGCCGTGTTAGGCTTGGCCGGGACATGGATCGGATCATACTTTGGGACAAAGAAGTCGGCTGTGCTGACTGCCTATCGTTTGGAACAACTCGAAAAAACCGTAGCAGAGAAAACAACCAGGAACTCAGAAAACAACGAAGCGCTCTGCTATCGCGTAAACAAACTGGAAGCTCGCTCTGATATCTTCGAGGAAAAGTTCAAGGTAACTAACCATCGGATTGATGATCTTGAGAAATCGAAAGCATAGGAGTGTTGCGGCAACCTCCCCGCAAGGGCAAGCCGCATCTGGGTGGGGCGGGGAGTAGGACTATCTAGCATAGGGGGCGCGAACGATGGCAACTTATACGGCCAAAACGGAAGAAGAAATCCGGGGCCAGGCCGAAACGGAATATCAGTCTTATTATGACCTGCTCAGGCAATCGGCGCAGCAGGATTATGAAACGGCCGATCTTTTGCTTGGTCAGCAAATTGAGGGGCTCGGCACAACCTACGGGAAACAGGCCGAGGAATCGAGAAAAGAATACGATCTTGCCTATTCGCAGTCCGCAAGAGAGGCCCTTTCGCGTGGGATGGGACGATCTTCCTATGCTGTCCAAACGCTTGCGAATGTCGATCAGGCCGGGATTGAAGCGAAGCAGGGCATCATGGACGCACAGGCGGCGGCTGAGGCGAACCTTGAAGCGCAGCGCAAACAACTGGTTTCGCAACTCACTGAAAAGCTCACAACCTACGACGCGAGCCAAGCCGCTGATATCCTGAAACGAATTGCTGAGATTCAAGAAACCGAATACGCGAAACAGTATCAGGCCGAACGCGATGCGGCGGCTGATGCGCAATGGCAGGCCGAATACAACGAAATGGTTCGGCAGTTCGACGCGTCTTTGGCGGCGAGTAAAAAATCGTCTAGCAGTTCGTCTAAGAAAACAACCGCCGTTACCGAACCGACATATGACGCGGCTCAAGTATATCAAAACCTGATATCTGCATTGTCTAACGCGGATAAGCCCGCTACTTGGGTGGATAAGACCGTAGCTGATGAAACCGGAGATCCAGAGGTTCATTTGAATCTTGCTAAATTGTGGGGCTAAGGAGATAGGCTATGCCAAATTATTCTACGGTCGCAACAGCGCTTCAACAGCTTTTGTATGAAAAAGATGATTCTGATAAATGGTATTCTGGCGATGCTCCGACCGAAAGCGAAATACTAGCTAAAATTTACACCGTTTACGGGGCTGACACTAAGAGCACGAAACAGTATTTCAGTGCGCTTAATCTTTTGCACACCGATAAATCCAGCCCGCTATATAATCCATACACGGCGGCAACAAACTCCGCGCTGCGGGCGATTTCTGATTATGGTGTCGATACGTCACGCGGAATCACTGACGATTGGATTCAAGAATACTCTTATCTGAAAAACTATTATCGCGTAGGAGAGGGCGGCACGCCACTAGCGCCGTCTGCGAAATCCTCGAACGAGGAAAACGCTGCTTATTACTATTACAAGATTCTGAAATCAGAGGAAACCACGCGCAAGGCAGAAACCGAATGGGCGGCTTTGCAGGAGGAAATCAATTATTGGGCCGCACGGACCGACCGGAATTATTCTGACCAGCAGATCCTTGACAAAATCGATTGGAGCAAGTATTCCACACTGACGGCTCTGGACGAGGATAAGAACCTTGGCACGCCAACTTCTTTGAACCGTGCAATCGATTACAGCACCGACGTATTGTCCGGTGTTGTTTGGGGCGCTCGGAACAAATCTACGGGCAATGTTTTTGTTGACAGCGTTCAGGCGGCGCTTGGGGCTGGCCGTCAGTATCGGCAGGACGCGGATATCGCCGCCAAACTTGACCCGACGAGCGATCAGTTTAATCCGTACAGTGTCGGAAGCACAGCGGACGCTGCCATGCTGTACTTTGGCATTTCTTCCGCTGATGATGATTGGCTGACAAAGAATCGCGGGATCCTTTCGTCCGGCGACAAAACGGCGATCAACTACTACCAGACACTTTTTGATGCGCGGCAATTTACCAAGCAGGCCGAAAGCGAACTGGAACGCCTGTATGCCGATATCGATGAATATTTGCTGACGAGCTCTGACCCTGACCGAATTATCGACAATCTGCTGACCGACAGCGCGATTCGTTCCACGGAGAAATATGGCGAAGAAGGTTATCCTACGCTGCGAAAACTGGACAGCAGCCTGAAAAGCGGCGAACTGTACAACACGTCCGGCGCGATCGATTACAGGTGGAGCGATGTTGAACAGTATATCCGCGACCGTTGCGAAGAAATCAATGCAGAGAAAGCTGAAATCCTTCGCGTCAAGTCTGAGAATTCTGTTACCGAGATTAAGAATGAAATCATCAATTCTGCCGGGGATACCATCAAATACGTCGGTACGGACGGCGAAAAAGATGCTTTCAATTTCACATACAGTGCGAATTTTAACGAGTATGTCAATGCGATTAAGGCCGAGATTGACAACGGCAAAATGACGGGCGGCGCGACGTATGAGTACGCGCTTGGACGTGCGAACGAATATGCGGCCAAGAACTATATGGCGCTCAAGGATACCGTCGCCAAATACGAATCTGCGCAAGCTGAACTGGCCGAAGCACAGGCCGGTCTTGCAGAAGCGGAAAAATCCGGCGAGAACATGCTGGCCCTTGACAGCGACGTAACCCGCATGAACATTGCCGTCAGTGAAAATACCGCCTATCTTGAGAAAAACAAAGCCAAGTATGAGAAAGCATTGCAGGGCATCACGGCGATAGAAGAAGCCTACACCGCTGCAAATGAGATCGGGGATATTGTTGGTGGCGATATTTCCGACGGCATTGTGCCTGTGATGAATTTTGCCTACGAATATGGCAGCGAGTACATCCCAACGGAGTGGAGCCCGCAGACTATTTACGATGCCGCGATTGAGGCCGGATATTCCTTTGACGAGGTTTCCGCCATAGCAGAGGCGCAACTTCCGGTGCTTGAAGAAAATATCAAAACGATTGACTTTGCGCTTTCTGTCCTTAAAGAGAACAAGGTTCAGATAGACGGCTCATATATCAACAATTTGAACCGTCGCAAAAGTGAGTTCATACGCGATACGAAAGACGCTCAGTATTTATTATTGCAGAATGAACAAGATTTCGAGTCAAAGTCTAGCGAATATGCACAAAAAGTAAAGGACGCATGGAAAGGATATAACCCGCTTGTAACGTTTAATAACAAACCGATATTAGGCACAGGATCAAAAGAAGGGTTCAGCTATCTTTCGCTTTGCATGGTTGATATAACAAAAAGCCTTGGACAGAATTACGCTGCCGCAATGACGGAAGCGGAACGAAACACTTACCTTTATCTGGCCGATACGCAGGGCGAAGAAGCGGCGCAGGAATATTATACCCATCTTACCGATGCGACGTATGGAGCCGTTATAGTTCGGCAGTCGCAGAAGTTTGGGGAGATCGTACAGGACTTTGCAGATCAGAACGCCATCGGCGCGACAGTTCTTTCGATCGTGGCTTCTCCGTTGCAAATTTCCGGTACGATATACGCCGCGGGAACCGCCATCGCTGGAAATGAGATCAACCCGTATAATCCCGCTTTCTCCATGACAACGCTTGTGCAAGGATCGCGGGAAACCGTCAAGGCGAATATCACAGAAAGCCTTGGAGAAGGGACGTTCGGCGCGTTCGCGGCGAATCTGGCATACGATATCGGTACGACGAGCGCTGACAGCCTGACGAGTGCATACTTGGGCGGGAGCGCAATTGGCGGCACGCTTCTGATGTCCGGGGAAGCGACGGCAGCTGTAATCCAGTACGCAAAACAGCGCGGAGCAACGGACGAACAGGCGCTATCGGTTGGCGGCATCGCGTTCGCCGCTGAGTTTGCCACTGAAATCATTCCGCAGACGTTAATGCGCAAGGCTTTTCGCGCCGGTGCTGCCGGGAACGTATCTGCATTCAAAAAGATTATCGCGGCAGACATAACATCCGGAACGCTCGGCGAAATGCTGGCAGAATTGATCGAGGGCACTTCTGATACGCTGATTATGGGCGAACTGTCGCAACGTGAACAGCGCGTGAATTCCTATATTGATCAGGGCATGACAGCGGAGGAAGCGGAGAAACAGGCTAATTGGGACTTCTTTTACGAGATCGGATACGCCGGACTGGTCGGATTGTTTGCAGAAGGAACCGGGCAAGTGTCGGCGTTCACTGCTGGTAAAATATCCAGCGTATTCAAGCCTACGCAGAAAAATACGCCGCCTAGCGATAATGCTCCTGTGGAGCCCGAAAACGGCCCGAATTTGAACGATAATATTGCTGGTGCAAATATTCAGACTGAGGTTGAAACTCCTGCTGGTGAACAGGCAGGGAACGGACAGGGGCAAGTTGAAGCAGAGTCACCGGTCGTGGAGCCTGTGCAGGCCGAAAATGTTGCGTCGGTCGAGCCGCCTGCAGAGATTAACGCGGACCTGTCCGAAGAAAGCGAAGAAATCCAGCGCATTTTCCCGATAGCATATGATCGGGCCAGAACGGATACGATAACACGATACGCAGCCAAACAAATCGCAGACCAGATCAAAGCCGAGGGCCGGGTATATTCTGCTGGATCTTTGGCAAATGCAATTATGGCGCTGTCCGATGCAACAACCGCAGAAAATTTTCTTTCCGGCGTCAAAGAGATTGCGGCGGATTTAGCAACGGATAATAGTGCCGTTACCGAAGAATACTCGGAAATAAAACAAATTCTCCGTGATAGGGTTTTCCGGCTGAGTGATGCACAACGCTCAGAAGCGAAAAATTCTTCCGATGGAATGAGACGGTTCATGAATTCCATAGTCGGGAAAACGAAAATGAGAAACGATGCGCAGATTACCCTGGATCAGTTGTGGCCAGAACTTAACGACAAGGCACCTAATTTGTTCGAAGCGGATATTGCTGAAACAGATATGCCAAGATTGCTTACCGAGGCACTGGATACAATTTATGCAAAAGGCAAACCTGATCCAAAGGCGCAACAAGAATATCTTGAATTTATTTTATCGGCAATCGCTATAAGCGAAAAACCCAAAGAATCAACGGTGCGTTCGCTTGCCGCGCTGGGCGAAGCTCTTATGACGAATGATCTTGCCGGGCAAGCGGCGGCTGTTGCCGCTTCATTGGAAGAATCAAGCGCGGATACGGACGCTGCGGTCGCGGCGAGCAAGGCGCTGATAAAACAACATGGCGCTCGTACCGTTGTCAAGACTATGCGCGACATCAAAAAGTTAGACGTACCGGGAGCAGAACTCGCGGTCATGGCGGCTGCGTTGAGCCAAGACGCCAAGGCAAACGCCGCGCTCAATACACTATTCCTCTCCCCGACTACCAAGAGAAACATCAATGCGCTTATCAACGCGGCAAAGGGTATTGCGGATAGAGGCGCAATGCAAGCGGCCATTACTGACAGCATGGTTTCTGAACGCGTCAAGGAACTTGTCGGGGCTGGGAAATTGCAGGGGTTACAGTCCTTGCAAGCGTCCTTATCACAATCGCGTCAAAACCTTACGGAATCTCAGGCCAAACTTGAACAGGCGCAACGTGATTACGATATATCGGGTGAAAACGCGCAGATCGCAAACGCACAGTTTATTCAGAACCCGTCCGCGCCGGAACTGCGCAACCGGGTATCTCAGGCGGTAAACGAGCTCAAGGGAAAAGCAATCGTTGTACAGCAGATGCAGGAATCCGTTGAAAAATACACCACACAATTAGCCGCTGCGGATAAAATGCTCAAGTCCGCCCGGAATAATGCCATGAAAGATGTTCGGCAGCAGGCCATGGATGAAGTGAAACAGGCGCAAACGGAGCGCGAAGCCGGGATTAAGGCGGCCATATTGCGTGAGGCGGTTATGCCGGAACCGATGCAAGAGGTTCCGTTGTTTGCTAAGGCAAGCCAGCGCGGTACAGAACCGGCAGGGCGAACCAGAACGGCCGCTCCAGCACAGGTCGTCAGCCCGGTCGAAACTGCCGTACAACTTGCGGACGCGCTGGGAATCGGCAAGACAATCAGCACGCGCAAAATGAACAGGTTCCCATCAAAAGTGAAAGGATATTATTTGGAACGGGCCCGGCACATGGCAATCCGGTCGGGAAATTCGAGCGATTTCACAATCACGATGCACGAGCTTGGACACGCCGTATCTGAGCGCCTTGGCATGGTTGGAACGGACGAAATGATTTCTAATCTTCCGGGCATGTTTGCTGACCAGTATTCCGCAGACGCATTGCCGAAAGAATCGTTTGCCGAATTCTTCTGGCGATACATTGAGGACGAGGGAACCGCTCGTGCGTTTGCAGGGGATCCGTTCTATAATAACTTCGAGCGCGAAATGAAACGCGCCGGAATATATGATGCGGTTGCAGAATCCCGCGACAGGATACAGACGTATAATTCTGTGTCAACCATCGAACAAACAAAAGCCCGGCTCGTTGACGCGAGCAAGAAAACCTATTCCAAGGACGGAATCCTAGACACGCTCCACAATAGATTGCGCAACTTTGAAGCCGGGACGTTCAACTGGACCGCGTTTGCCCGTGATATTGACAAGCAGATCACCAAACAGGGCGGGAAAGCGGCTGTTGAAACGCTGTTGCAGATGCGCAACTTCTCTGCGCGTCAGGCCGGAAACATGCTGAAAAATCCGCTGTTCGATCCTACGGGCCGGTATCAAATCGCCGGATCCTTTGCAGACACGCTTGCGCCGTACATAACTCCGCAGACGTTCGAGGACTACAATGCGTATCTTATCCTGCTACATTCTCTGGATATGGATGCGCTGAATATCGAAGTCCTGAACACGCCAAGAGCGGACAGACAAGCCGCCGTCGCAGAAATGGAGCAGGCTAATCCTGAATTCAAGGAAGCCCGCGCCGCGTTAAGCGAATGGTGGGACGCTCTTATGACGGCCTACATGGTTGAACCCGGATTGCTTTCCGCAGAAACCTATGCGGAGTGGAAGAAACAAAACCCGAACTATGTGCCGCAGCGCCGCCTTGTCGGAAGCGCCCCGTCCGTTGGAACATCAGCCGATTCGGGGAACATATTCAAAAAGCGGCTTGGGTCTGATCTGGATATCATAATGCCAATCGACAGCCTTATGAATTATCTGCCGCGTATTGTAGCTGAAATGCGTAAGGTGAGGGCAAAGCAAGAATTCCACCTCAGATACCAGGATACGCCGGGGCTCGGTCTTTGGGCGCGGCCTGTAACGCCTGATGCGGTGGAAAGCAGCGTGAGCACAGAGGGCATAAGAGAACTGCTCGAAAAAACGCTTCTGGACAAAGCGGATCCTGATGCGCTGGCGACCGTGTTTGATAAACTCGGAGAGCGCTGGTCGGAATGGCGCATGACGAAGGATACAAGCCTGCCAAACGTGATGGATGTACCTTTGCCGGACGGGGAAACTGTTCTGTATCAAATTGATGATCCGAATGTGTTTGATATGTTCATGGGGAACAATGACAATATTCCGGCCGTGCCGACTGGTTTCAGGTATTTAGGCAAGTTCACCAAACTCTTGCAGCGCATGTATACGTCCGCTTCCCCTGCGTTCTTGGTTTCAAACCCGCTGAACGACGTCATTGAAGCGACGGTAAACAGCACGTTCGCTACAACCACCTTTGACGCCGTGGCAAAAGCTGTACCGCAAATGATTGACATATACCGCAAGCAGGGCAGGTTTCAAAACTTTATGGCACTCGGCGGCGGTGGATGGCATCGTGTCGATGTTGGCACGGAGCGCGGCATCAGCGATTATCGCAACGAGGTAATGAAAAAATACTGGCGATCGTCTGCGAAAGAGGTTGGGAAAGCAGCCGTGCAGACTGTTGGCGACGTTTTGACGATCGAGCCGGTTCAGGAAGCCAACGAAAATATGTTCCGGTATCTTGAATTCCTAAGCAAGAATTACGATCGGTCAACAGAGATCGGGAATTACGAAGCGTTTGTTGCCGGACAGAACGTATCGACCAATTTTGCCGGGCACGGAAGGTCAAAGACAGTCGCAATCCTGCGGACAATGGTGCCGTTCCTGAACCCTGCGCTTCAAGGAACCTATCGTGATGCACGGGCTATGACCGGTGATCGTCGCGGGAAAGTTATTGCCAAACTAGTTTTCAACGGCCTGCTTCTGCGCGGGCTTGCGTTGGTCGCTCGGAAAGCGTTTTTCGATGATGATGATAAGGAATACGAAACGCTGCCGGCAGAAATCAAAATGAGCAATGTGATCTTCCCAAATATATTTGGCGAAGATGCTCCCGACTGGATGACCGCAGCGGACAGACGGTTTATCAGGATCCCGATGGGTAGGAGCCCGCTTGCGTATCTTGCATCAGGAACCGCCACGGCCTTGATAGACTACGCGGACGGTAAGGACGATATCGGCACACAGGCTATCATGATGGCGGCGGCATTTGCTGACGATCTCACGTTTGGCGTTAGCTCGATATTCACAACCAGCGGCGAATTGAAAGAGCGTTTTAACAGTCTGATGCAAGGCACGGTAGCCGCGTCTTTATGGGGAGTTTCCACGAACCAGACATACTTCGGGGATTCGATTGAGAACGTCGGCATGAGCTACCTTCCGCAATCTTTACGGTACAATGATTATACTTCTTCGCTCGCGAAATCGATTGGTGGCGCGCTGAACGTTTCTCCTGTACAGCTTGATTATCTGATCCAGCAAACATTCGGCGTAGGCGGGCAGGTTATCCTTGACTCAATCGATAAAGGCGGGAATGTGCTACAGTCTGTCGCTGATACGATCGCAAAACGGCTTACAATCGATCCGTCGTACTCAAACGACATCACTGATATGTATTATGCCGATAGGCAAACCCTGAACCAGCTTGTGCAGGGCGGTACGCGCATGGATTCTGATGGCGGGCTTCTGAACCCTGGGCTTACCGATACGGAGCGCAAAAACGCATTCGAGGAAGCCAAGGCGCTTATTGCTGCTGATGGTACATTCGGGCAGATAGACAAGGCGATCACTACGGCATGGGACAAGATCAATGAGGTTGTTGCGAACGATACGCTGACGGCAAAAGAAAAGCGCCTGCTGACGCGCGATATTCGCGATCAGATTGTTGCGCTCGAATTCAGCGCACATCAAACCATGGGCGAATTCAATGCGAAATATGTTTCTGGGAACAGCAGCTTGATCGAACTGATGCAGCCGCAGGAACTTGTACCGTATAATGCGCTGGAAAAACTGAGCGAAGTATTCACAGGCGCGTACAATGACGGCAATCCGGTCATGACAAACCTTGTTGAGCTTTGGCAGGAAACTGGACTGGATAAATATTTGCCGACACCGCGAGCGAGCGATATCAGCAAAGAGGTCCCGGACGATAAGCTGGAAGATTGGGACGCTGCATATTGGGACGGATTTTCAAGCTATATCGGAGCACATATCTCAGGATGGGATGGGCTGACCGAAGAAGAAAAGGCCAAGATTATTTCATCAGCGAAGTCCAGCGGGACAACCGCCGCAAAGAATTGGTATGAGAAATTGAAAAGCCTCCAAGATTAATCTTGGAGGCGGCATAGGCAATGTACTCAGTCAGCATTGGTCGCCCCACGGCGTATCCGCCATCTGCTCGGCGGTAAGGCTTTCCCTTTCACGTGTTTCCACTCCGGCTAATATTTCTATGGCGAGTTGTTTGCCTTCTGCCATTTCGCGTGATGCGGCAAGCTGGGCGGTCAGGCTGGCGTTTTGCTCAATGGCGTTCATTGGTATGTGCAATTCGTCAGCTCCAAGCGTGCATGGATAGCCGTGCTGCAGGCAGTAGCGAAGCCGATCTACAATATCCTGCTGATCTTTGGTCAAGATGTTATCCATTGTCATGCTCTCCCTTTAGTTCAAGAATTTGTTGTGCAAGTCCGATGTTAACCGCTTCGAGCGTAGCGTTTTCGATTTCTAGGCGGTCGTTATCGTCAAGCAGTTCGGGTACGGCGGTACGGGCGGCGGCGATAAACTCTTTATCACAGCCGTGTATAAAGAGTCCTGCTTCTTCGTTGCTTTCCAATGTCGATTTGAGCACCACCGGAAACTCCCTGTCTGCGCAAAGGGTATCGTCAATCCAATTCCACGGCCCTTTGCTCGCCCTCTCGCACAGCCCCCGCAGTTCCTTGATACGCTGTTCAGTCATTGGGTTGTTCCTCCTGTTCTTCGTTGGTTTGTATTTCATACGGCTGTTCTTCGTACGGCGGTTCTTGTTGCGGTTGATTTCGGTCGTAAAATCCCCTTTGCTCCAAATCACATTCTTCGCAAAGTTCCCCAAAACGTCCGTACCCATCACCGCGCCGTCCGCAACGTAAGCAGTTTCCCATTTATTGTTCCTCCTTAACGTCACATATGTCTGCGCAGAACGATCGTCCGCATCCATACCAGCATTTGTGCTCCGGTTTGTATAGCCAATCCCCGGTAAGTTCAAACGGCGGCACGTCATTTTTTGGCGTGATAAGCATCGTTCCGCGAAAAGCTATATAACCCTCTACAATTATCATTCCCCTTGTTCCTCCTTAATCACCTTCAACAACAGTGCAATCAGCATATACGGCAAGTCTTTTATCCACTCAAATATCTTCCGCATCCTAGTTTTGATGTAGATCATGGCGTATCCTCCATCATGCAAGCCCCGCAGTTCGGGCAGTAGTTTGAAAGAAAATACATGTCATCGTCTGCCAGAGCAATATGATCACAATTAGAGCAGCGCGGCCTATCATCATCTCCGTCAGGCAATATCCATTTGGCGGGAACCACTGGAGCAACGTCGGCGGCGGGAAGCCTGACGATTCTGCCGCGCGCTTCGATTGTTCCAATTCTATCACCATCAGGATCAAACGCATCGAGCGCATCTGCTCGCTTAATATAGTCTGTTGGCGGTTCGTATCGTTTACTCATGGTCGGCCTCCTTGTTGATGACTGTAGTCTTTTTTTCTCGCAGCTTGAATGATTGTGTCCACCCATGATCGTCCGTTGTTCGAACAAGCTCATTTTTCTGCAAGCATTCATAGATTTTGTGCAGGCAATAGTAGCATCCGTCGTGTTCTCCATCTTTACACGATTCGCAATCCGGACAAATGAAAGTATCGCAAAATTCGCCACACGCATTCTGAAAATCTTCGTCCGTTACGCCACCGTCAGGGTCCATGTAATTCCACAGCTCGCTTACAATGTAAGAGCACTCTTTGTGAGATTTCCAGTCGTATATGCCGTCATATTTCAACGTCGCATAGTTGTAGACTTCACCCGGTTCGATGTACGCGCCGCAATAATCGCACTTATGGCGCTTCCTAGCTTTTCTTTCGCATTGCGTCAATAATTCACACATTATTCTTCCCCCTCATACGCCGCCTGTCCGACGCGAGCCGCACAATGAAACGCCTTCATTCCGTTGTCTTTAAGCGTTCCCAGCAACCAAAGCATCAGGGCTTCTGTTTCTGGATGGATTATGCGCTTGTCACGCACACGCATATGATAATTGTACGGGCTCTGCTGCTCCCATTTGGCGCTCTCGTATATCTTACCCGCCCCTATCCAATCGCACATCATTTCAACAACGTAGCGATAGGGCATCTTAATCGGGTCGTTCTTTCGTTCTCCGACGTTATCAATCCAGTATTCCCAATGGTGCGGATTGTGCCCTTTATGGTGCTGCCATGCAATAGAATATCCTTTGGCTTCCTTTTCCGCATCGATAGGGCTTCTTGTGCCTTGAAAGTATTTGGCGCTTGATGCAAACTCTGTGATGCCGAACTTGCTGTTATCGTGGATCAGCCCAAGCCAGAATTGACCGCACATAAAACATTGCCACATGACAACCATTTTATGCCTGAATATCACAGAAAAATGCCTAATGTATCTTGTCATTCTTCCACCTCATACTCCGCCCCACAAAACGGGCAAAAGCTATGCAATATTGCAATTCCCTTTTCCTGTTTCCCAGATTTGCAGCGCGGATTATCAATCTCATAGGTCACATTTGTAAAGGTCTTTCCTGAAAACAGTTCAAACGGAACGGATACGTCGAGATTGTGGGTTTCTTTCATCCCGGCCTTGATTCGTTCGATGCATCCACACTGTTTCATAAATTTCTCCCTTCATACGCCGCCCTTGCGTTCTTCACAAGCGCGTGTAGCTCGTCCGTCAAACTCGTCTAAGCAGCCAGTCCACGCCACGATCGATCAGAACCGGAACGATCACGGCCAGTTTAATCATCCACAGAATCGCCCGGATTATTGTTGAGAGCAATCTTTGAACTCGCCATGTGATCCTCCGCATCGCGCAACCTCCCGTTAGCCGGATTGAATATGTTCCTTATCGAAACGCGCTTCATGTCTGCGCTCGGCTCAGAGTCTTTGAACGCGAACATTGTAACGACCGCGCTGGTTCGGTTCATGATGCCGTGCCTGCTCACAACAAACCTGATCGCGCCGTTCTGTTCGAGCAGGGAAAGCAGCAGTTTTCCAGCTTCATCTTTCAACATTCCCGGATTCTTGCAGTCAACATTGGCGACATAAACTTGAATCTGATCTTGGTCAATCACGATTTTCGACATTGTTCTATCGCTCCTTAAAGAAATGGTAAATCTTCGACAGTTTTTTCGGCAGGTTCAGACGGTTGCGACGGTTCGGTCGGTGCTTCAATTTCCTGTGGATTAAATTCAACCGGGACATCCGGTACGCCGCTTTCGTCCGCGTCGCTGATAAGCTCGGGAGGAAGTTCTACCTGTTCATCTTCTTCATAAGGATTCTTCCCGTCCGCAGCGGGCGTTTTGATCGCAATGCAGCGAGCGGCAATTTTTATGCTTGGTAGCCATTTGGTTATCGTCGTTCGGTTGTCCTCGCATCGGAGAAGGTTCTTGCGTTTCGCCCAGCTCAGGAAACTTTCGCTGCTGAAACTTGCATCCGACATAAGTTTATCGAAATGGCTTTTGATGATGTACGCATACCCGTCCGTTTCGATCTTGCCCCAGCACTCGCCCTGATAATCCTCAAACTGGTTCGTCCCGAATCGGTTCGGATTGCTCGATATGGTATCCATCAGCCATCCATAAGCGCGTCGGTTCGCGTCGGCCATTGCGGTCGTTGTCAGGTATGGGATAATATCGTCTGGTTTCAGGTTGTTCCCATCGTCGAAAATCAGCAGTTCGGCCAGCGCGTCAGCGGTCAAAATAAGTGACGCGGATAGGATCTGTTTGGGATCGGCTTTGCCGGCCAGTTGCTCTAGATAGTTGTTGTTGACATCGTGAGCTATATCCATTGCGTCCTTGGCTGACAACTGCTCAACAAACATCTTTCCTGCATGTCCGTAATTTCTTGTCAGAGTTGAGGCGGCTCCGCGTGGATCCGCGAACAACCTTTCTGATTCGCAGTTCAGTTCGATAACACGCAGGACGGCGCCCATTCCGCTAGTCGGGCTTGTGATAGGCATTTCGCCCGTGGAAATCGTGCAGTTTCGCCACGTGGTAGTCCGTTGCAGGCCGCCCGTTCTGGATCCGCGAGTTTTGCCCGCGCCCTCGCAGAGCATGTAGATCAGTTCGTCAAATTGGTTTCGGTGCTGGTTCTTCACGCATTGCAGTTCGTCCAGGCAAAGCGGCAGATTCCCGCAGAATGCCGCCAGCAGTTCGTTTCCAACTTTGGTTCCATTGAATGTTTTCGTGAACTCGCCTGTATTTGGGCTACCCCATACGCTTGAGGCTAAGAACAGGCCCAATGTTTTGCCTGCCCCAGCGCCACCCCAAACATGCACAACGAACGGAAGCGCATCCATCTGACTGACCATCACGCTTGCGAAACTCGCCGCGAGCATAACTCTTGCGACAATACTGTTGCCGGCGCGTACCTGTTTGGCCAATTCTAACCACTTCTCATAGGAACCCTCCGTCCTGACACAATTAAACATGTGCCGATTCTGTTCGTCGCCATCATAGATCAGGTTTTCCGTGTAGGGCGAGAAACCATATCCGTCCATCCAGCCGAGCCGGGAAACGCTTTTCACCTCCGGCAGATCGTCGTAGTTCAAATTTTCCATGGCCGACAAATACATTACAAGCTGTTTTGCATTTTCGCTATCAACGCCGATACCGAATGAGGATAACGCGACGATTTTCTGCGACGCGGACAGGGTTTGCTTGTCAAAGATTGCCGTGCGCCAGACTTTCCCGCGACAAAAGGCAATCTCAATTTTGACTTCCCCGGTATCAATATTGACAAGGCGGCGTATTGGCATGATCGGATGTGAGCAGACCATAATTGCACCAAACATGCCCCACGTCGTAATCCCCTCGTCGCCGCAACTG